TAGATAATAGGAGAAATAAATATGAGCTTACTTGTTCCTGATGTTGGTGAAATTTTAATGCTTCAGTATTTGGTAAACATGCTATCTACTGATGGAACCGCTGGTCCTTCCAGTGGACAAAGACTATTGAGGTTGTTTACGAATAATCTTACGCCTGTAGAAGCCACTACTTTGGCGACTATTACCGAAGCAGTTGGGTCTACTGGATATAATCCAGTAACCTTGGTCGGTTCTAGTTGGACAACCACTCAAGTTGGTGGAACTACAACCGCAGTTTATAGCGAACAGACATTCACATTTACTACTGGTGTCACAGTTTATGGCTATTATGTAACAAGCATTTATGGAACTCCAGCCTTATTATGGCTCGAAAGATTCTCTGGTGCGCCTTTCATTTTGCCTTCTGGTGGCGGTCAAATCGCTATTTCTCCAAGAATTAGCTTGGATTAAATAATCAAATTAAATTAAAAAAAGAGACTAATAAAAAATTAGTCTCTTTTTTTTTCAATTTATTATATAAATAAAAAAGAGGTTTATATGAAATTAAAATTTAACGAATGGCTTCATGATGGAATGTTTGAAAATCGCAGTTACACCTTCTTTATAAAAGAAAATGTAGTATCTGATCCAAGATTAGTAATATCCGATCCAAGATTGAAAACGATGGATGAAAGCATTCCAATTATGTTCAATATTGAATTTGATCATAGAATTCTTCAATTTGCTAAAAAAATTGCAAGTATGCCTACTAAAGCGGATGCCAAAGAAAAAATAACACATATAGATGATTTTCTAAAAGTAAAAAATCCAGAAGTAAAAAAAGCAATCAAAAATAATATTCCGACTGGAGTGATGGGGGGATTACCATCACATGTTTCTATGTTTCCGATAAAAAACACTTCCATTAACGATGATCATTCTTTCAAATCCGAATGTGAAAAATATATTGAAAAATTCCCAACTATAGATGAAATACATGATAAAAATAGAGATATTAATTTTTACATTATATTAAAAGAAGCGGCAAAAAAGATGAAAATTGTTACAAATACCAAAATGGAGGTAGAAGAAATAGTTGATATTATGATTATTGGTGAAAAAAAACTTACAAAAAATCCAAAACATGAATACATGAATATAAAATTTCCTAAAGTAGATGGAACAGAAATATTCAATAAGTTTAATAGTGGTGGATATGATCGGGTTATTGTCTATACGATTATCGAGAGAAATAAAGAAAATTTTTCACCTAAGATAACTGAAACAAAATGGCTATTTTCTTTTGTTGATCAAATAAAAAATGTTATTACAAAAGCAACAGAAGAACCTAGAAAATTAAAATTAAATCGTGATAAAATTGCACGAGATGTAATGGAAGTAAATCCAGAGGATTCAGAGAAATTCCAAATTGCAGAGCCTTTAAAAAGACAAGATGTAGGTGTTGAAAAGCTCTCTAAAAAAGTTGAAGAAATAATTTCAAATATTAAATCGTATGAGGATATTCCACATAGTTCTTTGTTAAATCCTTCAAATGAAAAATTTGAAATTCAAGCCAAATTATTTGCAACAGTATTCAATAATGTAACAAAAAAATTAGATCAAAATAAGGGAAATCTATCTAGATTTGTAATCGCAGAAATGAAAAAAATATTTGATGAAGCAAATATAAAATTAAATGACGAAAGAATAAGAAGAATGAACATGCTTTATTCTGCCATTTTAGATAAAGCGGCAAGTGAATTAAATGATGAATCGGTTACTAAATTTATAAATGTAGTCAGATCTCAAAATAAAAGAGCTAGAGACCGAGGTAAAATAATTGTATGAGTGAGGTAAAAATTGCTTCGTAACTTAGACGGATCATGCTATAAATCTGTTGGTAGCTTTCAACAATACAATCCAGAAGCACCAGAACATGATCTTTTCAATCAATGGGATCAAGAATCTATCATGCGTGGTGGATCTCCATTTTATTATTATGAAGTATTTATTCAAAATCAAACTTTAGATCCTCTTTATCTTGAAGATAGAGGTAAAATATTTTCAAACAATCCAGTAATGTTGTGGTGCAATTACGAACCTATTCCATCACAAAATGAATTGAGTCAATTCGGTATTGATTCACCTGATGAAATGAGATTCGAGGTAAATTATAGAACAACTTTAAAAACAATAGGACATCCGCCAAAAATTGGATCGAGAGTTTTTACACCACATCTTCAAGAAAATTGGGTAATAATCCAAAGAAACTTGGGAGAATTTAAACTTTGGGGTTCCTTGCGTCTTGAATTAATTTGCCAAAGATTCCAAGAGTCTGTTACTACTGGAGAAGGTGAAGTCACTCAAAAACAACCAGATGTTAAAATTAAAATCGTATAGGAGATAAAAATGCAGTCATTTTTTGAATTTTTTGAAAAGATTCGTGCAGAAAAAAGGTTTTACGAACAAGATGCTCAACCACAACAACCACAGCAACCACAGCAAGATGCTCAACCACAACAGCCAAATATGCAAACTGCACCAGATGCGACACCAGAAGAAACAAGTGATAAGGCCCAATCACAAGATGATAGCCAGAATCAGCTTTCTGAGCCAGCACACGATCCAAAATTAGAAGAACTTATAAAAACTATCAAAGACGCAATGCCAGATTTAAAGCCAGCAAGTAAAAAAATGTTGAAAGAACTTCTAGACAAACTTTCATCTCCAGAAGAAGAAACAGAAGATGATAAAGGACAGCAGTCGGATCAAGGACAGCAATCAGATCAAGGACAACAACAATCGGGAATGCAACCAGCACAAATGCCAGCACAACAGCCAGCATTTGATTTGCAAGCAGCACCAATTGGTGGTCAAGATCCTAATCAACAATAGTTGATTTGCTGTCAGAAAAAATTTTCTTATCAATGTTAAAAAATATACGAAGTGGAATTTTAGGATTTTTAAGCCTTGGGTATCCTGTAAATATCAAAGGCTTAAATTCACTTTGTCTCTTTTTTAGTTTGAATGGTTTTATTTTCATTTTTTATAAGTTTTCTTTTAATTTTAGATTTTGGATTATCTTTAATGCTTTCTAAATGTTGTTTGATAAAAGGACAACCATGCTTAGAAGCTAAAGATCCAAGTTTCTTATATTTATCATCAAATTTATAACCTTCATCTGATTTCCAAGAAAGACCAGAAATTTTTCTAGCCTCATCAGTTAAAATTTTATCTTGCAAGAGTCTGCTAAAAATTTCATTTTGCGTCATCTCATTTATATCATAGTGTACTTTTTTCGGTAAAATCAAAATTTGAGCATATGGTTCAGATTGTCTGAAAATATATTTTTGACCTTCACTTGGATTTTTGAATACTACAAAAAATATTTTAGGCCACCAGCTTGTTTGCAGATGACCAGCAACAGCAATTGGAACTGTATTTGTACTGTCTGTGTAAAATCTTGGATGTGGCTCAATTCTAAGAATCATATCATCTGGAACCTGTATATCCACACAACTAGTCATGCCAAAATGACCATCTGCAAATTTCATAAATGGTGGCAAAGTAACATTATCTTTACCTACTATCTTGTTTTCTTCTGTGAAATCTCCTTCAAACAACAATTCCCCATTCTTCATCTTTACATGACACTCAGTTGAAAATGGATAAGCAAGTTCAAGACCATAAGTCGAAGCTTCAACAAAAGGCTGACAATGCCAAGGTTGAGCCTTTGATCCATTTTCATGAGTTAAATCAGATCCAGCCCAACCGGGATTTTGTAATTTTATTGGTTTTGGAGATTTTCCCAAATGCCATGTACGATACTTAACTCTAATACTTTCAGACATTTTTTGTTGTCTCCCTAATAGATAATATCAAAGGAAAAAAATGAACGATATCAATCATCCATCAAAAGGTCTCAAGGAATGCAATGACAAGAGTCCAATAAATTATAACCCAAATTTGGACATAATGCCAGACAACTGTAACCTTGATCCAACAAATTCCAGAAATGTAAATGACGAAACATTAAATTGGCTAAAAGACACGACAAATAAAAAAGTTGGTTTAGGTGCTGCCAATCTTTGTGACCCTGTTCAAAAAGGATCAATCATCAATGATCCGAACAATCCAGACAAATCAACAATTTATAGATACTCAAAAGCAAAAAGAGCTTGCGATGATGCTATGCGTGATCTTTTTACAGACATCATAGTAATCGATGAAAATGGAAAAGCTCATCCCATTCCAATTATATGGGGAACAAAAGAAAAAGCCGTTGCTGCGATTCTTTTAGATAATGTTCGCAAAGATGAAACATTAGTAGTAGATAGAATCAAATTGCCTATGTTGGCAGTTCATGATTCTGATATTCAATTTGCAATAAATAGATATGT